CTCTTTGATTGGCCCGAAGTACCAACCTTTAAGAGTAAAAGAAAGAGTATGAAGAACAGATTGACGGGTTTCAAAGTCACCTTCATATAGTTCTTCTACTGTAATGCCATTTAGAACGACGGGAATATCAATTGGATCAATATCATCCATCATTCTTGCAGTTACGGTCCAATCTGGTGTAAAGAATGGAATAATTTGCTCAAGAAGCTTTGTGGCGTCTTCTGAATACTTTGTCATGATATACAAAGAGAAGTCTAAATTATATGGAACCGGAGAATAAAGAATGTTTCTATTATCTTCATTATCTTCTGCAGTTGTCGTATAGACTTTTCTTGTAGTGCTGATCTTACGAGCGGGATCGTAGAACATATTTGTAATTTCAAAAGACATGCGAGGCAATTGAATCGCAGCTCTTCTACTATTAAGAAGGTTTGCATCCTGCTGTACTCTTGCCAATACTTTCTGGAATGGAGCATAGGAAAGAGGTACAATAATATCTTGTGATACGGTTCCATCATTGGTTGTTCGTTTAATCTTTAACTGATTAAAGAGCGTACCAAACAGGGCAACATATTTTCTTGTTGTTTGATTATAGAAGTAATTTGCTATTGCCATAGTTATGAATCCTGAATATCAAGTACTTCACTGAACGGGTCTGTTTCAGAGAAGTCTAGAATATCGTCTGCAGCCTGTTCAATGAATAGGTTATCAGCGAATGAGTTTGATGTATTGGAAACGGCTGTAAGAGTAGATCTAGAGGCTGTTGTAACATCCATATTATTAAGTGTAAAGTATTCATCAATATCAGGAATACCCGTGTCGAATCTTTGACCTGATGCTTCGATTAATTCACAACGTAGGTCGTATACTTGTAATGCGCCAGATTGATAGAATACACTCTCGTGCTCAACATATTTGATCTCATACATCTTCTGATTAAGTGGGAAGAATATGATATCACCTTCAAGAGGTCGTACTTTATTTTGATCTTCTTTAGTAACAAATCTTTCAAATGTGCGAATTGCAACAGTAAAGGTGACAGAATCTCTAATCTCAAGACCAAACTTAGATAGGAAGTCTCCTTCTCCTTCAAATCCATCAACATTTTTAACATAAGCTTCAAAGTTAAATGTTTCATCATACAGCGGCATATCGTCTTCATTAAAGATACTATCCTCACCTTGGATAGATCTCGTAACATAGATAACATCAAGACCATAGATCTGAATCGATTCGATCACCAGATCGTCGATTAAGTTCTGTTCGTTGAAGTTATCGTAGTTTCTGAAGAAAACATTGGTGGCCATGATTTATCCAATAAAGTTGTACGTTAGTGGTTGAAGCGAGGAAATAGCATCTTCTTCCATCGCTCTTCTTTCTTCTCGTGCCTCCGCTAGAATTTGCTCTCCATTAAATGAAACACCACCAACAAGTTGCATGTTATTAAATTTAGTAAGATTCAAACCCCATTGCTCTCTTACAAGAACAGCAGAATAGTTTTGTAGCCAACGATCTGACCAGACTTCTTCATAGAAATCTTCATCTATTACGTCGTAAGCTTCGATAATAATATAGTTTCCTACAGCAGTTCTACTTGCGTCTGCATCAATATACAATCTGTTTACATGTTTATTGTATCTAATAAGAGGTCTACCTACTAGAATTTCAGCCATAAATTCAATGTGAGACATAGTCATGTAATATGATGAAACGTCGTATCCAGTAATGTCTCTTACGTTATTAAGCACAAACTGATAATTAACATTGAACATGCCCGTGCCAGAAGAAATAGATGATCCAAGATCAAATACCTTCTGAATACCCAGCAATTTCTGAGGTAGTGTAATATATCCGTTGTCTTTATCTTCTTGAGTAATCTGGTGCTTAAGATAAACTAATTGGCTTCCATTGTAATGGTAATCTCTCCAAAAAGAAATAGCCTCGTCGATTCTATCTTCTACCTGTTCATCAGATACGTTAATTTGAATGACCGGCGCACCAATTTTTCTTAGGACATATTCTGTGAATTCTTCTCTTGATGTTGGCTGTGCCATATTTAATCCCCTTACGCCAACTCGCCTTTAACAATTATCTTGATATAGCTTGAGTTGGGAAATGTTTCGATCTGCCCGTTTGAATACTCAATTTCAAACTCTGCAGTATGTGAACCAACATTTGCTGTATCACCGGACTGCCATTCATACTTTACAATTCCTTTTGAAGCGTTCACGATAGAGCCGGCTCCTGATGATATCACAGCAGTGCCATTTTCTCTTTTCATATGAAATCTAACTGCAGACGCTGTTGCAAGTGATCTAGCTCTACCGTTTGAGTCGGTTAGGACAGCTTCAATCGATGGTGCCGTATCATTCTGCTTTATGTAAAAAGTAGCCGCCATTGCGCTTTTCTCCGAGTATTTTACTTTTATTTATTAAACTACTAACGTAGTAGTTTTACATCAGTAGTGCCATTGGCTAACAATTTAACACCGTTATCAGGATGATTTATGATAACACCGTTGTATCCGTTTCCAATAAATGACAAACCGTTTACGCCGTCTCTACTGTATATGTGTTCTGTAACATTAACACCCTTACCTTTAAAGGTAAATCCAATAGTACCGGCTCCTTCACCATCACTAAACTGGGCAAGTCTACCTGAAAAATCAAATGAGTATGAAAGATTTAATCTACCACGGTTTGATAGTAGACCTGTTGAAGCTACTGTAAATGAGATTACATTATTAGCTTCAGGGAACTGAGGATAAACATGTCTGCCCGCGAATTCATTTGTAATATTAAATGTGCCCGCTGCTGCACCTGTAACGATTACATCACCTTCACCATCAAGAGTAAATCCAAACGAAGATACAGATGCCGTATCAGTTACTAGAACATCACCTTCAGTATTATTATTTGTAGTAACGTTAAATGTTACATCACCAACGCCTTTAACAACAACTTCACCTGTAGAAGATGCTGTAAATTCAGTAGTGACAGAATTTGGAGATGGGGTCGATTGAGATATTGCGCTAACAAGAACTTCTGCAGATGCGGCAACTCCAAATGTAATGGTTCCTGCTGGGACTGCTTCGGCTTCGACAATAACATCACCTTCAGTATCATCTGAAGAGAAACTAAGAAGATTATTAGCAACACCAGCAATAATTACCTGGCCGACAGAGTTGGCCGTGTAGTCTACTGTGCCTACAAAATTACCAACACGTTTCTTAGATTCCGCATAAAGATCAAAGTCAAGGCTGCTGTTAAGCTGGCCGTCTATAATATTGATTGCTGATGATTGTAAAGTAGGTGTGATTGGATATACAACTGCGCCGAATGATTCTGCTATAATCTTTACATCGCCTTCAGCACTTAATGAGAACCCAACCTCACCTTCAGGATAAGTAACAGTACCTGCAATATCTACTTCACCAGTGGTAGGCTGAGTTGTCTCGAACGAGAGGGTAGCATTCATCTGCCCCCAAATTTCTTTGAGACCTTCAGATTCTAATGTAAATGCCAGCGTTTTTTCTAAAGAAGCTTCGATGCCAGGTTGATCCTGAGCTGAAGGTGCTGCCGCTGGAGGAATAAATCCTAACATCTGTTTTTACCTCTTAGACGCTTCCATAAACTGTTCCTGTCCATGTTCCTTGAGTAAAAGTTCCACTTATAGCAGCACCACCGGCGCCACCGGTACCGCCACCGCCGTTTCCTCCAGCTGCGCCCCAGCCTCCGCCAGATCCTGCTGCTGTAGTAGAACTACGAGAATCTGATCCGCCGGTAGTGCCTGGATTTCCCGCAGAACCGCCCGCTGCGCCAGAAATACTATTACTTGAGCCAGATCCAGCATTGCTTAAAAAACCACCAGTACCTCCAGTGCCTGGCAAAATACGTCCGCCAGCGCCCCCGCCACCATTAAAGCTCGTGCCTTCATCCCAGAATGTTACTCCAGAACCACCACCTGCGCCACCGCCGTGACCGCCTTCCGTACCTCTAGCGCCGTTAGGACCATCTGTTCCTACATTTCCAACTGATCCACCAGCATTACCAGAAGGTCCTCCAGATCCGCCGCCTGCACCACCACCG